ATGCCAAACGGCGCTGTGGACGCGTTAAAGGAAGAATTAACTCGACGCATCAGTAAGCGTTATGACGATGTAGAGGTGATCGTAAAAGCCACCAGCAACGATGGCCTTTCTGTTACACGCACTGCCGATAAAGATTCAGCTAAAACTTTTGTTCAGGAGACTCTGAAAGATACCTGGGAATCTGCTGACGAGTGGTTTGTTCACTAATTAACACGTAAAATCGGTAACGGCTTGAAATCATTAAATACTCGCCCTATCGAAAGCTCACCAGCCAGCCGCAACACGTTCTTACATATGACGTGTCTGCGGTTTCAACTCCACCAGCCCACCAATCATGATTGGGCTTTTTCGTTTTTCTTCACCTGCAAGCAAACCGTTGTATCATGGCGGAATGAAGATGAGCTAGGAATAATCTTATGAATCAGCTCAATATTCATATAAAAACATTTCGAACTTTGGTGTACAAAACTACATAGGGATAACTTTATGTCTCTTCGTTTCAGACAAACCTTTACTTTATTTCCTGGCGTTCGACTCAACATTGGCAAGCGTGGAATAAGTGCAAGCATTGGCATGCCTGGCGCAACTGTCAATGTTGGTAAAAAAGGGGTTAGAGCAACTGTCGGATTACCGGGCACAGGCTTATCTTATACTACACCTACCTTGCCCTATGATGATGGATACTCAGTTACCAATCCATTAAATCCAGCCCCTACAGAACCTCATTTGGGGTCTGGGTCATCTCCAGAAAACACACCATCGAACGCTAAAATATATATGCCTGTAGCTGGCATGAATGAAATATCCAGCGCTTCGGTAGAAGTCCTTACAAGTACCTCCCTTTTACCTTTACGAGATTTGATTGCTAAAGCACGAGAACAAAGAGCAGAGATAAAAGCAGATCTTCAAGAGGCTCTTGCCGAAGAATCAAAACAAAAAAGCGAGCTGGCTCGACGCAAATCAAGTCTATTCCGTTGGTTTTACAAACGACGCATCGCAGAACTTGAGACACTACTCCCCCTAACCCAAGCTGAGATATCTCGCCTAGTTTCATGGGAAGACAGCACAAAAATAGCCATAACATTCGAGAGCAGTGATGCTTCACAGCGCGCATATGCAGCGATGGTCCATGCATTTGATATGTTAAAATCGAGTGTCAAAAAATGGGATATTACTGCAGATAAAGCTACAGACCAGTTTGCTGAAAGAACATTAGCAACCCGGTCTGTTAATCGTCACCCAGTTACCTTTGATTTTAGTTCAACGGATCTCATTCAATTTACAGGGCGTGCGATGAGGTTTGAAAATGCAAATGGAGACGATATTTTGCTTTATCCTGGAGTTGCAGTCATACCACGAGCCGATGGAGCATTCGCTCTGATTGATTTACGCGAATTACAAATTAGTTCAGAATATCTAAGATTCCATGAGGAAGAAGGTGTTCCCAGTGACTCACGCATAGATGGTTATACATGGGCGAAAACGAATAAGAATGGCTCACCAGACCGTCGTTTTAAAGACAACTACCAAATCCCTATTTGCATTTATGGAAATATTACTTTCCATTCTCAAACAGGGGTAACTGAAGAATATATGGTATCAAATGCAGATGCCGCGCACGCCTTTGCTGAGGCAGTAAAACGCTATCAGATTTCACTCACAGAAACAGAAGCGTTGGTACAAGCCTAATTTATCGCCGATATGGGGACGAATCGTAGGTTAAAACCCCTCGAACAAAAAAACCTTAAGAACCAGACTATTATGGCTGGTTCTTATACGGAGGATTTGTTATTGTACAACTCTTCTATCTGGTATATTTACGGATAGAACTGTTCGGGCTACTCAATCCTTTTTAAGTACAAATGAACAGATAGAAATAGTTATATTGCAAGGAGCTATCATGCACACTGAGTATATATGGCGATATCTTGACATAGAGAAATTCTCTATGTTACTCGAACAAAATGCTTTATTTTTTTGCTCAGCAAAAAATTTTGAAGATCCGTTCGAAGGTGAATTTGCTTGGGGACATACTGGCTATAAAAAATTCATTGAGACACAGGAAAAACTATGCGCTACTCATGGTGCCGGCATGGACTTAGAGCCTTTCATGGCATTCAATTTAAAGACACCTAAGGAAATAAGCGAGAGGACATATATAAGTTGCTGGCATTGTAACGAACATGAATCTGAAGCTATGTGGAAGCTGTATTGTAAAAACCCCGCTAAAGGCGTTGTCATAAAATCAAAGAAAAAAACCTCCAAAGCCAACTTGAAAATAATAATCTAAACAAACTACAATTAAAACACGTAAAATACGTCAAAAATTTCTGGATAAAACAATACAATCCAGAATCAGATGTATTCTTTAACAAGAGACCATCTTTCGAACACGAAAAAGAGTTTAGAGCTATTTTTCAAGAGAATACCTTTAACACTCCACCTGTAAAGGGAAAACTAGTCCCTGTATCTCTTAATAATCTGTTGGAAGAAATAAGGATTTCACCTTTCGCAGATAAGGATTTCAAAAATGAAGTTTTACAAATTTCAAAAAAATATGGACTAGATCTAAAAGTCAAAAACTCTGAAATTGAAATGCATCCCATCATGCATGTTGAGGAAGAAATAATTGCAGAAGGCCCCAATTGGTATCAGTCAAAAATCAGGTTGGCAATACGTGATGCTTAATCTTATATTGAAGTTTTTTATGTCTCCTGCTGAAACTAGCTAAAATTTACCAAGCCGCAGCACGTTATTGCATACAACGTGTATGCGGCGTATCTCAAAACGATTACTCCATAACAGGGACAGCAGGCCACTCAATATCCGGTGCTACTGATGTATCAACACGGTTCAGCAACACCCGATACTTCTTCCAGGCTTCCAGCAACAAGGTTTCTTCCTCCGTTGCGATTTCCAGCTCAACAACAGTCTGAACGTACCGGGAACAGCCTCCTTCAGAGCTTGAAGGATATCAATGTTCGCTTCCTGTTAACTGCCGGACAAGTGCAACCAGTTCGCTTACCTGATTTTCCAGAGTGCTGATCCGGGTGCCTGCTGTTGCCAGATTTTGACGTAGCGTTGTGTTTTCCTCTTCCAGCGCGGTAACGCGATCATCTGTTTCACGGGCGACCTGAACAAGTAAACCCGTCACGGCGGCGTAGTCAACATTAAGATAGCGCGTTTCTTCGCGTAGCTTGTTGCCGTCAACGGTCGGACCTTGCAACTCTTCACCATAATGAGTAAACGATCCCACAGCTTCTGGTATCGCCTCCATTACTTCCTGTGCAATAACGCCAGCATAAGGCAGGCCGTTTTCCTTGAGCGTGTAGGTGTAACCGTTCATTTTGCGGATTGCTTTCGTCGCGTCGCTGATAACGCGAATATCGTCTTTAAGGTCGCGGTCTGATGACTGATTCAGCGTTGTGCAATTAATAGCGCCATTTACATCAAACAACTGGCCTGCTGGTGTTCTTTGCGCATAAAACAGATACGCAGCAGACGTTGCAACCTCAAAAACGTTTTGTCGATCACTTGACCCCCAGACCGCGATGCTAACTGGCAGTTCTGAATTACCTGAATTAAGTAAAGCAAAACGATTGCCAGTCCCTGTTTGTTTTCTAATTACTAAATCGGCAGTTGAGTTAACCTCATCTTTGTTGATGGTTAGCGCCTGCGCTGTAGCACCGTTAACAGTGCCACTTAGTAGTTGAACCGCTCCATCATCGCCATTTAACAGCACTTGAGCGCTGCTTCTGTGGTTTTTCAGGAACAACTTTTTGCCTGTGCTTTCTGATGTGCCTACCGACCACGCCGAATTGGTTCCAGTGCTATCAACACCACGAACGGTACAATTCATGCTGCCATAATCTGACGTACTTCCAAGCACATCAATCCGCCCGCCACCTAATTTTGATGGAGTCGTCGAGGTTAACGACCTGACGGTTACATCCTGATTCCATCCTGAAACAACTACCTGACTCCACTCCGTCCAGTTTCCATTGACAACAAAGCGAACGTATATGCGTTTTGTGTCGCTGCCAATCAGCGTTTGCATGATCGCATAATCTGAACCCGTAGTTTTACGAGTAGATTCTACACGTAGCAAAAAGTTACCGCTTACGCCGTCAGGCTTATTGGTAATATATGCACCACCTGCAACAGTTTTGCATTGATAGTATTTAACAGATCCAGCCACTGTATTAGCAATGATCAAGTCGTTTAAATCAATAGTCTTGTTGTCAATGGTTTCCGGCTCGATAGATCCCGCCATACCTGCGTTAAATGTGGCAAAGTCAGAAAAGGTTGTTTTACCGCCTACCGTCACCCCGCTATCGAGTTTTGCTTGTGTGATTACTTTGCTGTTTTTTGTGTGGTCAGAATAACTACCAAAATACAAATCACCGTCACCAGCTATACCCAGGTATTTTTGATCAACATCATCAACCTTAAACCCAATGGACAAGTTTTTAATTGTGTTGTTGCTCGTTAAAACCAAAGGCGTATGCTGAGATCCTTTGATGCTTACCGTAGTGTTATCGGAACTGGTGCTTGTGTTTGCAAATTCTGCGGTGGCTGCGCTGATTTTGTAAGTTATTTTTAGATTGCGGGCCTCAACCCTCCCGTCGTGGCGAACAATAAAATCACCACTTGATTCACCTTTTGTGTTTTTCGCCCTGATGTGGATTTCGCCAAGTGATTCGTTGTTTTCAGGCGACCAAACAACGCCGCGCTCGCTTCCGTCGTTGTTCATGAACCACAGATGAGCGGTTCCTTTTGCTGATTTTAGCCTGATAGATGGCGTTTCTTTCAATATATCAAGATCACCAGACATAACATCGCCGGATTTTTTCACCTGCGCATCGTTAGTTACGTTGCCAAGTCCAACATCCGATTTCGACGGCTTGTTTGCCGAGCCGTATAGCTCATTGATGCTAAAAGTCCCGTTGTTAAGCCGGGCATCGTTGCCGGCATAGATCTTAATCTTCGCGGTTGAGTAGTCGATATTGATCGCTGACCACGTATCGCCGCACCGCGAGAATATACCAGAACCGTGGCTATAAATGGTCGCCGTGCTTCCGGTCGGCTTATCACCGCGCCAGAAATGACCACCTTTGTCACGCAGAGCTTTTAAGATCTCTACATCGCTCATCTTGCCGTTTGTTGATATCCCGCTACCGCCAAGACCGAAAGCGCCTGTAAGCATAGCATTAGAAAGACCCAAATCTGCTTTAGTCGGCTTGTTTAACTGGTCGTAAATCCTTACAACGGGGCTTTCAACATATCCAGAAGGCGCGGCGGTTTGCTTAACAAATCCGTCTGGAATGTATAATTCCGGGCGTGCCGTCTGCGCCAGCACCGCAACCTTTGCGCCGTTGATAAATGCGCGCTGGAAGGCCCAAACCTCAATAAAGCCGTCACCTTTAACCAGGCCGTAACGCATCTGGTTGTTATCGGTCAGCCCGGTTGACCCTAAGCGGCGTATACTCAGATGACGAGAAACATTATCCGCACTAAGCAAAGAAGGCAGACCGCGCGCCGAGATCTCGATAAAGTCAATGTTTCCGTAAGGGGAGCCGTAGTTACCGGCATTAGTAACCATTAGCGTTACATGGCAATTGCCGCTTCCGGGATCGGAAAGTTTCGCGATCTTTATGTAAAAAGACTCATTACCAGTAACAACGGGCCAATCGTATTGCGTCATCGGGCTGACGAGTCCCCCGACCTTGTCGAGATATTCTTTCGCCTTGTTCTCTGACGCTTTAGCGTTGGTTTCGCTGACCTTTGCTGCTGCCTCACTATTTTTCGCGTTGGTTTCTGATTTTTTGGCTGCTGTCGCGGAGTTTGCCGATGCAGTTTGTGAGTCTGCTGCCGCCTGTGCGCTGTTATCCGCATTCGTCTCAGACGTTTTTGCGGCCTTCGCGGAATTTCCTGCTGCCGTTGCCGAGGAAGCTGCACTGCCGGCGCTCGAGGCAGCGCTCGTTTCTGATGATTTTGCCGCCACTTTTGAAGCCGACGCATCCCGGGCTGAGGTGGCAGCTTCTGACGCTTTCGTGGTCGCGGTGGATGCAGATGTGGCCGCAGATTTTTGTGATGCTGCGGCATTCATTTCCGACGTTTTCGCTGCACCGGCACTGGTGGCTGCCGCGCTTTTTGAAGACTCTGCGGCGGCAGCACTTTTTGATGCTTCAGTGGCCTTTGTTGATGCCGTTCCTGCGCTGGAAGACGCTGACTGAGCCGACGACGCGGCCTGTCCGGCTGACGTGCTGGCTGCACGTGCTGAGCCTGCAGCATCAGTCGCACGGGTTGCCGCCTCACGGGCTGATGTGCTGGCATCGCTGGCTGACTTCTTCGCGGCTGCCGTGTTCTGTGCCACCGCGGACGCGTTACGCGCCACCTCTTCCACCATCAGTTCAAAACGGCGCAGTGCCTCAGGACGGGCATCATCCTCCGTCATGGCACCGAGAAAATCATTCAGCGTACCGGGTCGGGAATCTTCATACACGGTGATGGTCCCGGCATGTGACGGCGGGAATCCTTCCACCAACAGAATAACGCTGTACTGACCGTACTCAACGTCCATGCTGTAACGCCCGGCTTCATCCGGATTTTCTGAGGCCAGCGTGTTCACCACCACCGTGGTACTGTTACGTTTTGCTTTCAGCTGGATTGTGCAGTTCTGTACCGGTTTTCCTGTGCCGTCTTTCAGTACACCTGAAATCTTTACTGCCATATTCACCCCACAAAAAAGCCCGCCTGAACCGGCGGGCTGTCATAACACTGTGTTACCTGGCTAATCAGAATTTATAACCGACACCCACGATGAAACCGTCAGTGCGCCAGTCACCACTGCCGGAGCCTTCATAAGCAATATCAATGGCCACGGATTCGGTCGGGTTAAACTGCACGCCAGCCCCCCACGCCAGAGACGTGTTGCTGTGGCGACCGTCATCACTTCCGGTCAGCACATCGTGCTTTTTCCCCTTGTTGTCAGTTACGCGGAGATAATCCCCGGAGAAAGTCGACACACGGCTGTAAGCCACACCCGCCATCGCATACGCGCTGAACCATTCATTCACGCGCACAGACGGCCCCGCCATTACGCTGAACCAGCGGTTACGAACGGAATCTTCATGCCAGCGGGTATCGCTGTAACGGGTCAGCTGGCGATTCTTGTCTCCTGCATAGCTGAATGACGTCACCAGCCCCAGCGTATCCGTAAACTCATAACGGTATTTCACGTTAATCCCGTTCAGATCATCACTGCCGGGGACGTTCGTCGAGGCATGAAGATACCCCGCGCTCAGCGTGGACTGATGTTCAGACGCCCATGCAGGCGCACCGGATACGGCCAGACAAATGGCTGCGGACAAAATTGCTGCACAAACTTTACGCATAATTACCTCTCGCTTTTCTGCAATAAAAAAGGCGTCATTCCTGACGCCCTTTATTGGGGTTATAAATATTTCAACGAATACTGATGCCGGAAGCGGCTTTTTTGGTCACAATCACCGTACAGTCGGTGATATTGCCTGCCCCCTGATTGCCTTTCTGGAAAATCTTAAACTCCAGAGTGACGCTTCCCCTGCCACTCGGCATATCAATAACTGCACTGTAACTACCGGGAATGGCCCCTTTAGTTTCTCTGGATGCGATTAATACGCCGTTTTTGCGAACTTCAAAACCATAACCCGTGTATCTTGTACCTCCCGGGTTATTACCACTTCCCGGATCGCTATACGCTATTCCGTTAAAGATAATGGGCGGAATAATGATTTGACGGTCAAAGTTATGATCATCGCTGATGGTGACTGTAACCGTCCCGTTTGGTGTTTCCGTATTACCCCACGTACCAGCCTGTTTCGGGAATGATTTGGATACAGCTTTAACGAAGTCACCTCTGACCTGAGTCGCCTCCAGCATGCCCTTAATCGTACAGTTTTCATTTACCGTGACATTGTTGAGCGTCCCGGCGTTCGCATTCACACTGCCACTGATATCCGCATTTTTAGCGGTCAGCTTTCCGTCCGGTGTCAGGGAAAATGCCGGCGGATTTCCACCGCTGGTAATGGTGGGAGCCGTCAGGCGTTTCAGGAACACGTCATTCATGAATATCTGATCACCCTGACCAACAAACATCGGTTTTGTGTTGCCATTTGCAGGATTAATCATCGCAATCCTGTCCGCCGCCAGCAGCACCTGACTCTGCATGCCGTCAGGGGTGTTCTCAATACCGGCACCGATACCCGCAATATAAAGGCGTCCGTCCTGCATCTGCTGCAGCTTCACTGCCCACATGCTGTTCAGGTTATTATTTGTATCAACCTGAACCTTCTGTATCTGCTGGATCGCTGCACTCTGGTCTTCCAGTTTCTTATTGACGGTCTGTGTTATTTCATTGCTGACATCCGTTATGGACGTCCTGATTTCAGTCAGGTCAGGCGCAAGCTGACCGTTATCAATCTGCGTCCACAGCTCCTGAGCCAGATGGGTTTTCCCTATCTCGCCTTTGAAAAAATCCAGATAGCCTGATGCATCATCACTCGGCTGACCGACAGCCTCCACGAATGCCGATTTGCCAACGGTGTTCACACTGCGAACGTAAAAATAATAATCATGGCCCGGTTTGATATTGATACTGGCGGCTATCCAGTACAGTGCCGTACCAAGATAACGCGCGCTGGTTTCAACCTGCCTGATATCCGCAATCCGTTTTTCCGAGAACCAGAACTCAAACTGTACCGTCGGGTCATAAACCGCAAGATGCGGCGTGGCGGTTATCTGAAAATAGCCCGGCGTCAGCTCAATCCGCGACGGCGCTGCCGGTGCGGCAATCCGGAACGATACCGACGCCGGATCGCCCTGCTGCCCCCACGCATTTACTGCCCGGACTGTCAGCCTGTAGTTCCCCAGCGCCAGTTGCGTGAAGCGGTATGTGGTTTCCGTCGTCCGGGCCGTGCTGACCAGCCGCTCACTGCCGTCATCCGCTGCCACGGTCAGGCGAAGCAGGAAGCTCACGCCCTTCACCACCTTCGGCGTGTCCCAGCGCGCCAGCACCTGGTATTCCCCGCTGTCTGCGGTGACTTCTGCGGTCAGGTGCTGCACCGCTGGCGGCGTGACACCATTTACCGTGCCGCTCTGGTCGCCGTCAAAGTGCGCCCCGTTATCCACGATGGCCTCTTTTTCCGGTACATGCTGCACGGCGGTGATGGCATACGTGCCGTCGTCGTTCTCACGGATACTCACGCAGCGGAACAGGCGCTGGCGCAACGTCGGCAGCTTCAGCCCCCATACGCTGTATTCAGCAACGCCGTCAGGAACACGGCTCACTTTCACCTTCACGCCGTCGGTGACGGACTGAACCTCCACGCTGACCGGACTCCCCTGCCCGTCAACCAGGCTTATCAGCGTGGTGCCGGAAGATGGCAGCGTGATTTCACGGTCGAGCGTCAGCGTCCGGGTCTGGCTGTTTACCGCCAGCACGCGCCCGCCGGTGCGGATACCGGCATAGTCATCATCGCAGATTTCAATGACATCGCCCGGTACATGGCGAAGCCCTTCGGCACCCACGCTGAAGTCCACGGTCTGCGTTTCCAGCAGTTCTGTTTTAATCAGCCACAGCCCGGCGCGGTGTGCCTGCCCCCGGCTGGTACAGCCAAAGGCATCCATCTTCGTGACGTTACGACCGTAACGGGCAATGGCCTGCGTGTCCTCCACAAGCTCTGTCGCCGTCTCCCAGCCGTTATCCGGGTCAATCCAGTTCACCTCAACGGCATTATGGCGGTCCTTCAGGGCGCTGAAGCTGTAGCGGAACGGCGCGCCATCATCCGGCATCACCACATTACTGCGGTTATAGGTCCACACCTTATCTGATGGTCGGTCCTGCACGAACGTCAGCGTCTGCCCGTTCCATACCGGCATACAGCGCATCGCCGAGCAGAAATCACTGAGAACATCCCACGCCTTACGCTGTGTGGTCAGCCAGGCATTACAGGTGATGCGCGGCTCCGTGCCGCCAAAACCGTCCGGCACCGACTGGTCGCAGTACTGGCCGATGACATACAGCGCCCATTTATCCACATCTGCCGCACCAAGACGTTTACCCATGCCGTAGCGCGGGTGGGTCAGCATATCCCACAGACACCAGGCCATGTTGTTGCTGTATGCTGGCTTAAACGTTCCGTCCCAGATACCGCTGTATTGCCGCGTCTGCGGGTTATAGTTCGACGGCACCTGCAGAATACGCCCGCGAAGATGATAATTACGGCTCACCTGCTGGCTGCCGAACTGCTCCGAATCCACCTGTACGCCGACCAGTGCCGTGTTCGGGTAGCACTGTTTCACATCGATGATTTCGGTGTATGACGACCAGAGCGTTTTGTTCTGCAGCTGGTCTGTGGTGCTGTCCGGCGTCATCCTGCGCATCCGGATATTAAACGGGCGCGGCGGCAGGTTATCCACCACCACCGAGGCCAGATACTGCGAGGTGGTTTTGCCCTTAATGGTGATGTCTTTTTCCGTCACCCAGCCACCATTACGCTGTATCTGAACCAGCAGGCGAACTTCCGACGGATTCCGGTCCCCTTTTGAGGTGGTTTCCACCAGTGCCTGCACACCGAAGGTAAAGCGCAGACGGTCGATGTTTGCCGACGTGATGGTGCGGGTGATCGGCGTGTCATATTTCACTTCCGTACCCAGCACCGTCTCGGAGCCGGAGGATTCAAACCCCTCCGGCGGAGTCTGCTCCTGCTCACCTGCCCGGAACACCACCGTGACACCAGAGATATTGGTATTCCCCTCAGTGTCCAGCACCGGCGTACTGTTCAGCAGCACGCTTTTTAACCCATCCACCGGACCTTCAACCGGCCCTTCGCTGATGACATCGATCACACTCAGCAACTGCGTGGATTTGAGGTTGTCCTTCGCTTCGCGCGGGGTATGCCCCTTACTGCTGCCTTTACCCATTCCTCATGCTCCATAAACGACAAAACCGCCCGCAGGCGGTTTCACATAAAACATTTTGCATCAGCGACCAATCACCACAACCTGACCACCATCCCCTTCGTCTGCCGTGCTGATCTCCTGAGAAACCACGCGAGACCCCACGCGCATTTCCCCGTACAGAACAGGCAGAACATTGCCCTGGGCAACCATGTTATCCAGTGAGGAGAAATAGGTGTTCTGCTTACCGTTATCCGTTGTCTGTGTACGGGGAGTTCTGGCTTTCGGTGCCAGCATCTGCGCCACACCACCGAGCACCATACTGGCACCGAGAGAAAACAGGATGCCGGTCATACCACCGGTCCCAATGGCTGCCCCCCATGCTGCAAGGGTGGCTCCGGCGGTAAAGAATGATCCGGCAATGGCGGCAGCCCCCAGGACAATCTGGAATACGCCACCTGACTTGGCCCCGGCGACTCTGGGAACAATATGAATCACAGCGCCATCAGGCAGAGTCTCATGTAACTGCGCCGTTAACCCGGACGTGCTGACGTCCCGCCCGGCAATCCGTACCTGATACCAGCCGTCGCTCAGTTTCTGACGAAACGCCGGGAGCTGTGTGGCCAGTGCCCGGATGGCTTCAGCCCCCGTTTTCACACGAAGGTCGATGCGGCGACCAAATCGTTGTAAATCCCCGTAAAGGCAGATGCGCGCCATGCCCGGTGACGCCAGAGGGAGTGTGTGCGTCGCTGCCATTTGTCGGTGTACCTCTCTCGTTTGCTCAGTTGTTCAGGAATATGGTGCAGCAGCTCGCCGTCGCCGCAGTAAATTGCGGCGTGATTCGGCACTGATGAACCAAAACAGCACAGCAGCACATCGCCCGGCTGTGCCGCTGACAACGGCACCTGATACAGCCCCGTCGCCTCCAGATTATCCAGATAGAGATTCTGGCCGTTACGCCACCAGTCATCCTCACGATAAAAGTCCGGCATCTCAATCCCCGCCAGATGATAAGCATCCCGGAACAGTGTGTAACAGTCCGTCACACCGTGCTCAAAGCGCCGCCCGGTGAGATGCGGCACACAGCGGAACTTATGAATCGTCCCCCGGCAGACCAGCCACCACGGCAAATCACTCTGCACCTGCAGCCGCCGGTCGGCCTCACTCAGCCAGGGCAGACCACCGGGGTGGCTGTGGACCAGCGCCACAATCTCACCCTGCATTTCTGCCTGCAGCCAGTCTTCCGGCGACATACGGAAATACGCCTCCGGCTCACCGGAGATATTCACGCAGGGAAAATATCTTTCCCCCTCCGGCGTGCTTACCACGAAGCCGCACGACTCCGCTGGCGCACATCGCCGGGCGTGCGCCAGAATCGCTGATTCTGTCTGTGTCATGGGATTTACTGCGAAAGTTTGTTAATGGAAAGGAAGCTGCCAAAGTTGCCGACATTATTGCGAAACTTACAGCCACTCAGGCATTTGCTGCATTTATCCTTCGTGATATCGGACGTCGGCTGGTCATATTCATCCGCGACCGCCGGACCGCTATAACCGCACTCATCGCCGCGATAGGTCCAGGTGCAGGTGTTGGCCAGCATGATACGTCCCGGAAAAACAGCGCCATCCGTTTCCGTCGGCGTGGACAGTACAAAGGAGGCACTCACCGCGCTCAGTTCGCTGCACTGCTCAATGCGCCAGCGGCTGATCACCTCCTGCTCCGGATCGGCGTAACTGTTTCCGTTGACGAAGTTCACCGCATCCAGAAAACGGGCGTAAACCTTACGCCGGACCACCGTTCCGCCGACCAGACTCTGCATATCTTCCGCCATCCCGGTGACCATACCGTACAGGTTAGAAACCGTCAGCGTGGGGCGCGTACTGGTGCCTTTGCCATTCAGTTCAAAACCGCTCCCCTGAATGGGATACGGCTGATACTGTCGCCCCTGCCAGGTGACCGGCTCACCTTTTTCGTTCTGCTCATTACAGAAAAAATAACGTTCTCCACCGACCTCTGTCAGGTCGATTTCCCAGAGCACCACGCTGGCCGACTGCTCCGCACGGGTGCATTCATTCAGTGTTTCCTGCCGGATATCCTGCATCAGTTCACCACCTGTTCAAACTCTGCGCTGAACTCAACACGCAACATACTGACCCGCGACGACCATTTTGCGCAGGTCACCTTTATCTGCCGCCACTCATAAGGCGGCGTCCACAGAAAGGATTTCCAGCCCCCGTGCTCTTCCAGAAACGACTCCAGTACCGTGGCCTCCTCACGGGGGACAGAAAGCGTCACGCTGTACGTTTTCAGGTTGGCATTCAGCCCGGCAGGCGCTCGCTGAGAATAGCCATCACCAAAGCGCACCTTTCTTACAGAAGGGACCGAAGCCACATCCATACCGGGTTTCACTTTCCAGCGGAAGGTCTTCATCGTCCACCTCCGGAGAACAGGCCACCATCGCGCATCTGCCCGGTCACAACATCCATTGCCGCCTTACGGGCTACGTCATAAACAGCCTTCAGCGCCTGTGGCCCTATCTGCCCGTTCGTGCCGTCGTTGTTAATCACCACATGGTTATTCTGCTCAAACGTCCCGGACGCCTGCGACCGGCTGTCTGCCATGCTGCCCGGTGTACCGACATAACCGCCGGTGGCATAGCCGCGCATCAGCCGGTAAAGATTCCCCACGCCAATCCGGCTGGTTGCCTCCTTCGTGAAGACAAACTCACCACGGTGAACAATCCCCGCTGGCTCATATTTGCCGCCGGTTCCCGTAAATCCTCCGGTTGCAAAATGGAATTTCGCCGCAGCGGCCTGAATGGCTGTACCGCCTGACGCGGATGCGCCGCCACCAACAGCCCCGCCAATGGCGCTGCCGATACTCCCGACAATCCCCACCATTGCCTGCTTAAGCAGAATTTCTGTCATCATGGACAGCACGGAACGGGTGAAGCTGCGCCAGTTCTGCTCACTGCCGGTCAGCATCGCCGCCATATTCTGTGCAATACCATCAAAGGTCTGCGTGGCTGCACTTTTTACCTGCGACATACTGTCCGTGGCGCTCTCTTCCCACTCACTCCAGCCGGACTTCAGGCCTGCCATCCAGTTCCCGCGAAGCTGGTCTTCAGCCGCCCAGGTCTTTTTCTGCTCTGACATGACGTTATTCAGCGCCAGCGGATTATCGCCATACTGTTCCTTCAGGCGCTGTTCCGTGGCTTCCCGTTCTGCCTGCCGGTCAGTCAGCCCCCGGCTTTTCGCATCAATGGCGGCCCGTTTTGCCCGTTGCTGCTGTGCGAATTTATCCGCCTGCTGCGCCAGCGCGTTCAGGCGCTCCTGATACGTAACCTTGTCGCCAAGTGCAGCCAGCTGGCGTTTGTACTCCAGCGTCTCATCTTTATGCGCCAGCAGGGATTTCTCCTGTGCAGACAGCTGGCGACGTTGCGCCGCCTCCTCCAGTACCGCGAACTGACTCTCCGCCTTCCACAAATCCCGGCGCTGCTGGCTGATTTTCTCATTTGCTCCGGCATGCTTCTCCAGCGTCCGGAGTTCAGCCTGAAGCGTCAGCAGGGCAGCATGAGCACTGTCTTCCTGACGATCGCCCGCAGACACCTTCACGCCGGACTGTTTCGGCTTTTTCAGCGTCGCTTCATAATCCTTTTTCGCCGCCGCCATCAGCGTGTTGTAATCCGCCTGCAGGATTTTCCCGTCTTTCAGTGCCTTGTTCAGTTCTTCCTGACGGGCGGTATATTTCTCCAGCGGCGTCTGCAGCCGTTCGTAAGCCTTCTGCGCCTCTTCGGTATATTTCAGCCGTGATGCCTCAGACTCGGCCCAGTCCTTTGCTGCCATCTCTCTGGCCTTTTCAAGATCGGCCTGCAACGTGGCGGCTGAAAGCCCAAGTTGCGCATTCGCTCTGTCCTCCCATGCTCCCCGGAGATTGGCAAGAAATGCTGAGGTTTTACCGCGCCGGTGGCTCCGACTCTGATACCACTGCCATTTTTTGTCCGCCTCATCAAAAGCCTTTTCTGCTTTCTCCAGCATTCCCTGGGCAGTGTCCGGGCGACCAATATCCAGCACCGAATCCCACATGGATTTGAATGCCCGTGCTGTCCTGTCTGCCCAGGTCTCCAGCGTGCCCATGTTCTCTTTCAGGCGGCGGGTCTGGTCATCAAACCCTTTCGTTGCGGCCTCGTTCGCCGCCTGCAATGCCCCGGCTTCATCTCCGGAACGCTGCAACTGAGCAACATACGCAATCTGCTCCGCCGTCACGTTACGGAACTGACGTGCCATCGCTGTCAGTCCCGACGTCGGGTCTGTGGTCAGCTTCCCGAAGGCTTCAGCGACCTTGTCCACCTCCACGCCGGATGCAGAGGAGAAACGCGCCACACTCTGGCTGATCGCCTCAAACTGCTCACCACCACGCACACCGGCATTCACCAGCGCCGTCAGTGACTCGCTGGTCTGGTTAAACGTCAGCCCTGCCGCCTGCCCGGCTCTGGACAGGGCCAGAATACGATCTGCCGTCAGTCCCGCCTGATTGCCGGAAAGGACCAGCGTTTTGTTGAAATCGGACAGGGTTGAGTTGCCCTGATACCAGGCATACGCCAGCGCACCGGTCGCCACCGCCAGCGAGGTGGCCCCCACCATCGGCAGGGTGATCGCACCGGCAAGCCCCCTGAACATGGGGATCATCCCGCCGAAGGAGTCCTTAACCTGACCACCCTGTTGCAGCAGGATCAGCCACGGACTTTGCCCGCCTGCAAGCTGCGTGGCCACGTCGGTGAACTGTGCAGGCAGCATACGCATGGCGGCTTTATACTGCCCGACGGAAATCCCCGCTTTCTGTGCAGCCAGCGCCTGTCGGCTCAGCGACTGTTCAACGACTGCCGCTGTTTTTTTCGCATCAGTTTCCGTACCGGAAAAATGACGCCTGACTCTGGCCATCTGCTCGTCAAATCTGGCCGCATCCAGACTTAAATCAACGACCAGATCGCCTACCGGTTCAGCCATACCGGACTCCTCCTGCGATCCCTTCTGATACTGTCATCAGCATTACGTCATCCTCCGTCATGTCCGCCACATCCGGGGAAGTAGGGATAACTTCATTCCCGTCCGGGCCAAAGCGGACACCTCCGGCAAGCCCTGCCGCTTTCTGCATCAGCACATCATCTTCAGGCTCTTCGTCAGCCTCGCGCCGGTTCAGCAGACTGAAATCCAGCGGATGCATATCCGGATCGCTGAAAAACAGGCTGAGCACGGTGTACGTCAGCCCGGAAAAGTGCATATCCAGCAGAACATCATGAAAATAATGGGTACTGTAAAAGCGGTGCCAGTCGGCATACTCCGTGGATGACATCCCGGCAAGCATGGCGCGCCAGTCAGGTCGCCCCATCTCACGCGCCAGTTTCAGGGCAAAACTCAGCTCACCGTCGAACACTTTCCCGCAGAAACAGGCTCTGCAGGCCCGGCGTCCTCTGCCTGTTCAGGGGCATCATTCACAACAAACTCAGACATACCGGACAGACGCATTACCACATTTTCAGCCTGAGCAATTGCCTCTGTGGGCCAGGTGGTAAGCACTTCCTGCTCAATTTGTTTAACGGCTTCATTCATGGACGGCATCTTTGTCTTCTGCGGATGGTTATGCCACAGGGACATCGCCACCAGAAAAGCACCGGTTCTGACGAGATCTTCCACGCTCACCTGTCGATTGAGACTGGATCCCGCCTGTTCTTCCTGTCGTTTCAGCAGGGCGAGATGCTCAATTCGCTGCAGGGCTGACAGTTCAGAAAGCGTGACGCTCATACCGTTATATTCAAATGATTCGGTTTTCAGGAACATCGCTGACTCTCCGGATTAACTGTCGGTGACGGTGATTCCTGCAACCACAGCAAGTTCACCATTACCGGATACAACCGGAATGTTGACCTTGCCTGCAGCAACACCTTTCACGGTGATGGTCATACCACTGACCGACACGGTGGCTTTTGTTTTATCCGCAGACACCGCACGGAAGCTCTTGTCGGTTGCGCCTTCCGGCTGGAATGCCACGGTCAGCGTGATGCTCCGCCCTTTCACCACCGAAGTGCTGGCAGGCGTCACGGTCATGCCGGTTGCCGCTGTTACCGTGCTGCGATCTTCTGCCATCGACGGACGTCCCACGTTGGTGACTTTCACCGTGCGGGTGATCACTTCCTTCGCCGTCACCGCCTTACCGATACTGCTGACCCAGCCGCGGAACACATCGACCGTGCCGTTCGGGAAGCGGATTTTATAGGCACGGGTATCCCCTTTATTAAACCACGCCAGCAGCGCCTGCTGCCCCTGCTCTCCGGGCATCCACGCCAGCGTGAAGCTGGTATCTCCGGCAGATTTCTGCCCCTGCCCGGTCGCAGTCCAGTCCGCATTTTCATCATCGAGATAGCTGTCGTCATAGGACTCAGCGGTCAGTTCGCCGGGCGTCAGGTCTTTAACTTTTGCCAGACGCGACCAGTCAACGTCTGAAAGCGGATTCGCATAAGGGTCACCGCTCCCGTTATAAACCCACAGGGTGGTCCCGGCCCCTTTCACCGGTGCCAGAGGATTTGGTGTTGGCATATCGTCCTCACATTTCATAGGTAATGACATAAGTCAGATCGGCTGAACTCCACAGGCCCGCATCATCGTCGCGCCGGTAGTCATAGCCACTGGCCACCATACTGGTGATCAAATCTGACAGCGCCGGGATATCGCTCATCACCGGATAAATCCGGGACTCCATCCACGAATCCAGCTCTGAATCCGGCACCTGAGCAGGCAGGAAAACTTCAATATGCAGCTCCGCCTGCCAGGTATCGCTGTCCAGCTCTTCGCCCGTGTATTCAGCGCCGGTGAGATAAACGGCAATTGCCGGAAAATCTTCCTCATCAAAAGCAGCGGGGCGACCATCAAAAAGCGTCGCCCCGGTGTCATGCTTCTCCAGTGCATCCAGTACGGCTGCACGGAGTTCAGTATGTTTCATCGCTTTATTACCATCCTCAGTTGATGCTGCAGCGCATAGCCCAGCTCTTTCGGAAGACGTTCACGCCGTATCCGCTCAATATTTTGTTTAAACGCCGTGGTCAGCGGCACCGCCATCGGGATTTTCACCACATCAATGGGGTAACGGTTTTTCCCGGCCACACGCTGCATGACATGCCACCGGCCATTTTTCAGTTGCTGAATAAACGCGCCGGGAATACGACGGTTACCCACCACAAGCACGCTGCCGCCACCTTTCAGGGATGAACGCTGCCCCTTTTTACGACGCCTGCGGCGCGAAAGGACAACCCGCGCATTACCCAGCCTGATTACGGGCAAATCCCCCCGGTTAACTTTGATTCTGGCCTGCGGATTTTTGACCGTGGCCCTTTTCAGCCTGGCCCTTTCCTTTACCAGTTTCCGGCGTACCTTTGTCTCACGGGCAACCTGTGACGCCGACTGCGATATCGCGGATGACGCAACGCGGTTAATGGCCATTGCGGCGGCACCGGGCACCGCCGTTCTGCTGATACGGCTGAGGTTTTCAACGGCCTGCTCAAGACCTTTTATGGCCATTCATCCCCCTTTCAGCGGCGACGGTTAACGGCAGGCGGTACGCCCCGCCCAAGCCAGAGATGACAGCTTCCGCCATCATCCGGCGAAATCCGGTCTATCCAGAAGTTTTCCTCACCGATGGTCAGCATGTCGCCGCGCCGCAGCTGCCGCACATCATCAGTCCGGACAAACAGGGACGGGCTGGAGCCTTCAACGCGCACGCCCTGTCCGGCATAGCTGATATTTTCAGGGTCATCAAAAACACCACGTATCACAGCACCGGACTGCTCACCGGATGTCATGGTGGCTGACGTTCCCATGTACCCGCGTATCGTTTCATCGGCGCAGGCAATGGCAGCATCGAACAGGTTATCGAAATCAGCCACAGCGCCTCCCGTTATTGCATTCTGGCCAGGCCGCGCTCTGTCATTTCAGCTGCCACACCGGCAGAGACACGAAACGCCGTTCCCGGCAGCACAAATGCCACAGCCTCATCCCGCGTGGCGTGAAGTGCATCAGTATGCAGCGTCACCAGTGCCACAACCGTGACCAGATCAGCCGTATCAGTCACGGTATCCGGCTGCGCTGATACAACCTCATTTTCATGCACGGTCAGCACATTTTCCGGGCTGACAGACGTGTCCTGACCGGCTGCGTCATCCGTGTCATCAAGCTCCTCTTCCAGCTCTGCCACACGGAGCGCCAGTTCTTCTTTCGTCCCCGTCAGGCTGACATCACGGTTCAGTTGCTCACCCAGCGAACGGAGACGGGCAATCAGTTCATCTTTCGTCATGGACTCCTCCACAGAGAGAAAATGGCCCCGAAGGGCCATGATTACGCCAGTTGAACGGACACGAACTCATCAGGATCAGCCAGCAGCATCAGCGGTGCTGACTGAATCATGGTGAACTCTCGCGCCGGATCGCCGGATGTCTTCCAGTTTTTCGGATAACGGGGAGACGCATTAATACCCTCACTCAATGCATCCGCATCCTGAATACAGCCATAGGTGCGCAGACCGCGTGCATGAGTGTTACCCAGCACCATCGTGTTGTCCGGCAGGAAGTTCTTTTTGACGCCGTTTTCCACGTACTGTCCGGAATACACGACGATGGCCACATCGCCATACATTCCCTTATAAGACACCGCTTTGCCCAGGTCTTTTACCGCTGTCTCCAGTTCGGAATGAGAGCCGCGACGGGTATCCAGCTTCTCCCTGACGGCTTTGAAGGAACGGAACAGCGCCCAGCCTTTCGGGTCAAACACGATGATATTCACCACACCGCTGGCGTTCAGCGCGTAGGCTTCGATATCGTCGGTCGGGTCATACGTGGACTTGTCGCGCTTGCTCCACCCCGTGCTGCCGGACTGCGTGATGTTATTCGCTTCACTGCGACCCATATCCACCTCAACCGGATCGAAGGCTTCACCGGTCATGGTGTATTTGCCCTTAAGCACGGCAGAAACTGCCTGCATCTCTTCGACCTGAGCAATGGCCAGCTCTTCGTCACGCATGTTCTGCATGATGATGCGACGGCGGCGGTAAGCCGGGTCCGCCAGATTCTGCGGATCTTCATCCGGCAGGCGACGCAGGGTCATCTGCGGATTCACTTCATGCTTCGGCTTGACATATCCCGGCGTAAATTCAGAGGTGGAGCCGCCACGGGAACGGATAACCTCACCGGAAACAATCGGCGAAACGTACAGCGCCATGTTTACCAGTCCCGGAATTTGTGAGAGATAGACTTTCTCCGTAGTGAAGGGATAGCTCTCACGGAAAAAGAGACGCAGAAACAGCGGATCAAACTTAAATTTCTGCTCATTTGCCGCCAGCAGCTGGGCGGTTGTGTACATCGACATAAAAAAATCCCGTAAAAAAAGCCGCACAGGCGGCCTTTAGTGATGAAGGGTCAGGTTAAACGATGCTGATTGCCGTTCCGGCAAACGCGGTCCGTTTTTTCGCCTCGTCGCTGGCAGCCTCCGGCCAGAGCACATCCTCATAACGGAACGTGCCGGACTTGTAGAACGTCAGCGTGGTGCTGGTCTGGTCAGCAGCAACAGCAAGAATGCCAACGGCAGCACCGTCGGTGGTGCCATCCCACGCAACCAGCTTACGGGTGGAGGTATCCGGCATCAACGGAGTCATTGCTGGCGTTTTCTTACTCAATCCGCCGGGCGCGGTTGCGGTATGAGCCGGGTCACTGTTGCCCAGCGGCTGGTAATGGGTAAAGGTTTCTTTGCTCGTCATAAACATCCCTTACACTGGTGTGTTCAGCAAATCGTTAACGGCATCAGATGCCGGGTTACCTGCAGCCAGCGGTGCCGGTGCCCCCTGCATCAGACGATCCAGCGCAGTGTCACTGCGCGCCTGTGCACTCTGTGGTGCTGCGGCCAGAATGCGGCGGGCCGTTTCCACGGTCATTCCGGGGGTTTCTGCCAGAACGCGCGCCTGTTCTTCGCGTCCGTGAGCCTCCTCACAGTTGAGGATCCCCATAATGCGGCTGTTTTCTGCCGCAACCGCAGCGGTGATCTGCGCGTTCACGTCCGGCTGCGCCGCGCTGGCGTTTTCGCCCTCCGTCGCTGGCACCACGTCAGTAACGTCAGCCTGCGAAGCAGTGGCTGAAACAGTTGTTGATTGAGTCTCTTTGGTCATTCGCCCTCCTGAGAGACGGGATTTACGTGCATCCAGTGCATCACGCATGACGGTGATCGCATCGGTGCTGTTGACAAGTTCATCAGCCAGTCCGGCATCAATGGCCTCCTGACCGCTGTACACTGCAGCCTCGGTATCCAGCACAGCCTGCACGGACAGGCCGGTATATGCCGACACCTTCTGCGCAAACATCCGGCGGGTTGCATCCATCCGGGACTGCAGTGTCTCCCGGACATCATCCGGTAGATGGCTGTAGGGGTTGCCATCCACCTTATGGCTGCCGCTGTAAATCAGCGTGATTTCCACGCCCTGTTTCTCCAGCGCAGCACCGTAATTACTGTGAGCCATCATGACGCCGATGGAGCCTGTCCGGGCGGTCTGCGTGACCAGACGCCGGGAGGCGGCACTGGCAAGCAGCTGACCTGCGCTGCAGTTCATGTCATTGGCCAGCGCCCATACCGGCTTTATGTCACGCACACGGGCGATGATGTCAGCGCAGTCAAATGCCCCTGCCACCATCCCGCCTGGCGTATCCATATCGAGCAGAATGCCATCCACCATCGGGTCGCTGGCAGCCTGTTGCAGACGGGCGATAATGCCGTTGTAACCGGTCATTCCCGAATACGGCTGCAGCGCCCGCGTCCGGCTGACCAGCGTGCCGGACACCGCCAGCACGGCGATGCCGTTCATGACCTGATAACTGCGGGCTTGTCGTGGTCCGTCATCATCACCGGATAACGCCAGCGCCGCGGGTGCCTCTCCGGCAGTCAGGCTGTCGCCGGATACTGCATCCGTCAGGCGGCTGATCCCAAGCTGGCCTGCAAGCGCACAAAAGAAAACCCGCGCATAGGCGGGTTCAAGCATCAGCGGCTCATTAAAGGCCATGCTGGCAATATGCGGGAGATTACGCAGCTCTGCTGTCACTCTTCTCCTCCTCTGTTGATTGTCGCAGCCCGGATTCAAATGCCGCAGCCGCCCAGGCGGGTGGTTTAAGACCGGCTGTACGACGCTCCATCGTTTCACGGACCTGCTGGGCAAAAATTTCCTGATAGTCATCACCGCGTTTCGCGCACTCTTTCTCGTAGGTGCTCAGTCCGGCTTCTATCAGCATCACCGCTTCCTGAACTTCTTTCAGACCATCGATGGCCATACGACCGGAGCCTATCCAGTCGCAGTTCCCCCAGGCACTGCGGGCTTCCTGAAAGCTGAAGCGCGCTTTTGAAGGTAACGTCACCACGCGGCGAACGATGGCCTCTTCCAGCCAGCACAGAAACATCTGGCTCGCCTGACGGGATGCGACGAATTTTCGCCGCCCCATAAAGTACGCCCACGACTCGTTCGCACTGGCCCGTGCCGTGGAGTAGCTCATCTGGGCGTAATTCCGGGAAAGCTGCTCATACGAGACACCCAGCCCGGCAGCGATATACCGCAACAGTGACTGCTCAAACACGGAGTAGCCGTTATCCGTGTCCTGAGCCGTCTGCAGGTTCAGTGAGTCCCCCGGCATCAGGTGCGGCACTTTTGCGCCTCCCAGACGGACCGGTGCTGCGGCGTAATACGCGGCAATTTCACCAATCCAGCCCGTCAGCCTTTCCCGCTGCTCCTGACTGTTCGCGCCCAGAATAAAATCCATCGCTGACTGCGTATCCAGCTCACTTTCAATGGTGGCGGCATACATCGCCTTCACAATGGCGCTCTGCAGCTGCGTGTTCTGCAGCGTGTCGAGCATCTTCATCTGCTCCATCACGCTGTAAAACACATTTGCACCGCGGGTCTGCCCGTCCTCCACGGGTTCAAAAACGTGAATGAACGAGGCGCGCCCGCCGGGTAACTCACGGGGTATCCATGTCCATTTCTGCGGCATCCAGCCAGGATAGCCGTCCTCGCTGACGTAATATCCCAGCGCCGCACCGCTGTCATTAATCTGCACACCGGCACGGCAGTTCCGGCTGTCGCCGGTATTGTTCGGGTTGCTGATGCGCTTCGGGCTTACCATCCGGAACTGTGTCCGGAAAAGCCGCGACGGACTGGTATCCCAGGTGGCCTGAACGAACAGTTCACCGTTAAAGGCGTGCATGGCCACACCTTCCCGAATCATCATGGTAAACGTGCGTTTTCGCTCAACGTCAATGCAGCAGCAGTCATCCTCGGCAAACTCTTTCCATGCCGATTCAACCTCGCGGGAAAAGGCACGGGCTTCTTCCTCCCCGATGCCCAGATAGCGCCAGCTTGGGCGATGACTGAGCCGGAAAAAAGACCCGACGATATGATCCTGATGCAACTGGATGGCGTTGGCGGCATAGCCGTTATTGCGTACCAGATCGTCCGCGCGGGCATTGCCACGGGTAAAGTTGGGCAGCAGGGCTGCATCCACACTTTCACCCGGTGGGTTCCACGCCCGCAACTGCCCACCAAATCCGCTGCCACCGCCGTGATAACCGGCATATTCACGCAGCGATGTCATGCCGTCCGGCCCCAGAAGGGTGGGAATGGTGGACGTTTTCATACATAAAATCCTGCAGGTCCCCTGCGTCGCTGTGTCATGCCGGTCTGCACTTCCAGCTCCGCAATGTATTTTTTCAGGTCAGACACGGAAGTGGCCGTAAACTCCACTCGCCGTCCGTCTTTCTGTACCGTTGCCACCCGTTTTCCTGTCATCAGGTCATGCAGTGCCGCACGGGCAGCGGCAAGTTCTTCCTGTCGCGTCATTCATCCTCTCCGGATAAGGCACGGGCGTAATCTGCCAGTGTTTTCTTGTTGGTTGCTGCACCATCCTCTTCCTGCAGGCTCGCCAGCAGTGCACTGAGATCCAGCTGCCAGCGGGAAATACTGATGCGCAGCGCCGCCAGCGCATAAACGAAGCAGTCGAGTGCTTCATTGCGTCGCTTTTTGCTGTCCCACAGTATTTTTTTCCTGCCATCCACCCATTTTTCGACCTGCTCTTCAGCAGTCAGCTGCTGCGCTTCGGTAAGATCAAAAATATCCGGGTTATTCGGGAAGTGAACGGCACCGGGAAGCGGTTCATCCCCTTCCGGCGTCAGTGTGAAGCGGTTATAAATCTGCTCTTTCGCGGTATCCGTACCGATTTCGGTAAGGTAAACCCCGTTTTTGTTTCGCTTACGTGGCATGCTGGCCACCGGCTTTCCGTAGACGGATGCCCCTTTAATGGGGATCACCCGGAACAGCCCATGTTTTTTCGAGCGTTCATACACAATGGTCGGGTCAATCCCGCCAGTATCCCAGCAGATACGGGATACCGACATTTCTGCACCATTCCGGCGGGTATAGGTTTTATTGATGGCCTCATCCACACGCAGCAGCGTCTGTTCATCATCGTGGCGGCCCATAATAATCTGCCGGTCAATCAGCCAGCTTTCCTCACCCGGCCCCCATCCCCATACGCGCATTTCGTAGCGGTCCAGCTGGGAGTCGATACCGGCGGTCAGGTAAGCAACACGATCAGGAACGGGCGCTGAATAATGCTCTTTCCGCTCTGCCATCACTTCAGCATCCGGACGTTCGCCGATTTTCGCTTCCCACGTCTCACCGAGCGTGGTGTTCACGAAGGTTTTACGTTTTCCCGTATCCCCTTTCGTCTTCATCCAGTCTTTGACAATCTGCACCCAGGTGGTGAACGGGCTGTACGCTGTCCAGATGTGAAAGGTCACACTGTCAGGCGGTTCAATCTCTTCACCGGATGACGAAAACCAGAGAATGCCATCACGGGTCCAGATCCCGGTCTTTTCGCAGATATAACGGGCATCAGTGAAGTCCAGCTCCTGCTGACGGATGACGCAGGCGTTATGCTCGCAGAGATAAAACACGCTGGAGGGGTCATCCGGCGTCCATTTGAGGCCAAACGGCGTCTCTTTATCGCCAAATTTAAGGTACTGCTCCTCCCCGCAGTGCGGGCAGGCAACATGAAAACGCATAAAATGAGGGGATTCACTGGCTGCACGCTCAATCTGGCATGTGCCTCTCACTTTGGGCGTGGAGCCACGGATGGACTTTGGCCAGACCGAGCCTTCAATACGCTTATCGCCCAGGAACGTCGGAGAGCCTTCCTGTTCAATATCCTCATCAAAGGCAGCAAGTTCATCATAACCCGCCACATCCACCGACTTTTCACGGTAGTTTTTTGCCGCTTTACCGCCCAGGCACCAGAAGCCACGACCATTGGAAAAACGCTTCATGGTGAGCGTGTTATCCCGGTGCTTTTTGCCATACCACGGAGCCAGCGCCAGCAGTGACGGAATATCGCGGATGGTCGGCTCAACGTGGGTTTTCATAAAGTTCTCGGCATCACCATCCGTCGGCAACCAGATAAGGGTGTTGCGCTGCTTATGCTCTATGAAGTAGGCATAAACACCCAGCAGCATTTTGGAATAACCAACACGGGCAGACTTCACCACATTCACCTCGCGGACGTAGTCACTGCCCATCGCATTCATGATGGCCCGCTGAAAGGGCAGTGTTTCCCAGCGCCCTTCCTGGTATGCGGATTCTTTCGGGAGATAGTAATTGGCATCCGCCCATTCAACGGCGGTCTGTGGCTCCGGCCGGAACAGTGAGCGAAGCCCGGCGCGGACAAAATGCCGCAGCCTGTTAACCTGACTGTTCGATATATTCACTCAGCAACCCCGGTATCAGTTCATCCAGCGCGGCTGCTTTGTTCATGGCTTTGATGATATCCCGTTTCAGGAAATCAACATGTCGGTTTTCCAGTTCCGGAAAACGCCGCTGCACCGACAGGGGGATCCCGTCGAGAATACTGGCAATTTCACCTGCGATCCGCGACAGCACGAAAGTACAGAATGCGGTTTCCACCACTTCAGCGGAGTCTCTGGCATTTTTCAGCTCCTGTGCGTCGGCCTGCGCACGCGTAAGTCGATGGCGTTCGTACTCAATAGTCCCTGGCTGGAGATCTGTCTCGCTGGCCTGCCGCAGTTCTTCAACTTCCCGGCGCAGCTTTTCGTTCTCAATTTCAGCATCCCTTTCGGCATACCATTTTATGACGGCGGCAGAATCATAAAGCACCTCATTACCCTTCCCACCACCCCGCAGAACGGGCATTCCCTGTTCCTGCCAGTTCTGAATGGTACGGATACTCGCACCGAAAATGTCAGCCAGCTGCTTTTTGTTGACTTCCATTGTTCATTCCACGGACAAAAACAGAGAAAGGAAACGACAGAGGCCAAAAAGCTCGCTTTCAGCACCTGTCGTTTCCTTTCTTTTCAGAGGGTATTTTAAATAAAAACATTAAGTTATGACGAAGAAGAACGGAAACGCCTTAAACCGGAAAATTTTCATAAATAGCGAAAACCCGCGAGGTCGCCGCCCCGTAACCTGTCGGATCGCCGGAAAGGACCCGCAAAATGATAATAATTATCATCTGCATGTCACAACGTGCATCTACGCCATCAAACCACGTCAAATAATCAATTATGACGCAGGTATCATATTAATTGATCTGCATCAACTTAACGTAAAAACAACTTCAGACAATACAAATCAGCGACACTGAATACGGGACAACCTCATGTCAACGAAGAACAGAACCCGCAGAACAACAATCCGCAACATCCGCTTTCCTAACCAAATGATTGAACAAATTAACATCGCTCTTGATCAAAAAGGGTCCGGGAATTTCTCAGCCTGGGTCATTGAAGCCTGCCGCCGGAGACTGTGCTCAGAAAAAAGAGTTTCTCCTGAAGCAAACAAAGAAAAGAGTGACATTACTGAATTGCTCAGAAAACAGATCAGACCAGATTGAAGCAATTTAGATAATCGTGCAGACTACGCCCCTCATATCACATGGAAGGTACTACAATGGCTCAGGTTGCCATTTTTAAACAAATATTCGATAAAGTGCGAAATAATTTAAACTATCACTGGTTTTATTCTGAACTAAAACGTCACAATGTCTCACATTACATTTACTATTTAGCTACAGAGAATATTCATCTTGTTCTTGAAAACGATAATACGGTTTTAATAAAAGGACAGGGTAAGGTTGTAAATGTAAGATTTTCAAAAAATAAATGCCTTATAGAAGCCACCTTAAAAGGATTCAAATCAGGAGAGTTATCATTTTACGAATACAGGAAAAATCTTGCTACTGCAGGGGTTTTCAGATGGATTACAAATATCCACGAAAACAAAAGGTATTACTATACCTTTGATAATTCATTACTCTTTACTGAGAACATTCAGAACACTACACAAATATTTCCGCACTAAATCATAACGTCCGGTTTCTTCCGTGCCAGAACCGGACTCGCTGGCATGATGAAATATGTGTACCCGGTAACCCCGGTGTGCATCGTTTTTGATTATTCCCACACACTCGCGCAGAAGGAGTTCCCCGTCGGGCTACGGTCTCTGTTAATACGGGAATACGGCGACGATACAGCGCATGATGTGTCAGGCTTGAATACCTTTATCCTTTAAAAGGGATATCAGTTAAGTTATCCCGTGTAGGGTATAAGCCATTATCAAGCCCACCCGTAGATAGGCTTTGTAATGGCTACTTCGCTTTTGCTTCTGCTCGCTTACGCCGGCGCTCTTCTTTCCTCTCGGCTTTTGCCATGTCCATGAATGCCTGCATGATCGAGTTCCGCATCATGTAGCTAACAAAGTGATGATTGACACAGCCGTTGAGGCGCAGCTGCTCGCCAAACTCATCCACCGAGGACAATGCTTCCATCATGCCCTTCTCACCTTTCATGAACTCTGAGAAGTCACGCCCCGCTCTGGAGGCGCATTCAATGACACGATCACTCATCCCGGAAGCCCGGGGATCGTAATCTGCAGCTGGTTAGCCAGGGAGTTAATCTCAGCGACCAACACTGGCTTCGTATAGCGCCATGCCGCCAGCCCTTGTCCGCAGAAGCTCGCCATATCTTTTTTCTGATCAAACTCATGACACTTCATATTGAGCTGTGCACTTAAGCTGTTGCGATGCTGAAGTTCTCCGGTGAAGTAGTCATCCAGGACTTTATAGGCTGCATATTTAAATCCGGGGTTTAGCCATGCTGCATAATCATAAGCAACAAACTTCCCGCCATATGTTCCACCGTGTACACCGCGCTCAGTAAAAACCACAGATTCGTGTTTTTTCTCCAGCTACTTAATGCGCTGGGTGCGGATATATTCCTGCGCCCCTTCCAGTTGCTTCTGCATCGTCATCAACCGTTCTCTGAGGGTGAAATAATCCCGTTCAGCGGTGTCTGCCAGTCGGGGGCTGGTTGCATTATCCATGCTGGTGGGTCCGGTGGCTTCACGCACGGCTGCGGAGCAACTGGCATTGACCCGCAGGCGCTTACGACCAGCGGCAACATCAGCGCGCAGAGTTTCATTTTCAGTTTTCGCATCGGCTAACTCCTTCGTGTATTTTGCATCGATCGCAGCAACATCACGCTGACGCTGCTGCATGTCAGCGATGGTGGCGGTCGCCTGCTTCAGCTCACTGACTTTTTTATCACGCTGTTCTTTGTAGGCGATGGCGTTATCACGGTAATGATTGACCGCCCACGACAGGCAGACGATGATGCAGATAACCAGAGCGGAGATAATCGCGGTTACTCTGCTCATTGTTGCCCCCACAAACAGACTTCACGCTCAATCTCACGACGAGTCATCAGGCCTTTCCATTGCTTACCGCCAGCGTATGTCCAGCGACGTAGCTGGTCACATGCGCCTTTGATATCGCCCTGGTTTATTTTGCGAAGAAGCGTCGATGTTCTGAAATTGCCAGCACCCACGTTGTAGACGAACGAGTAAAGAGCGCCGCGCGTTGTTTCCGGTATATCGACTTTGATGTACGGGTTAATTTGTCTGGCGACCGTGGCAAGGTCTTTATTCAGGAGGGCTTTGCATTCTGCTTCGGTATACGTTTTACCTAGCATGATGTCTTTTCCGGTGTGTCCGTGACATACAGTCCATACGCCAACGATATCTTTGTATGGTATGTAGCTGACACCTTCCAGGCCATCGTCACCACTCGGACCAGTGATGAGCACAGACGCTATGGCAACAGCCCCACCACCAATAGCAGCAGCAACAGCCTTGCGTAATGATGGCGACATTATTCACCTCTCGCAGCCTTACGCTTATCTTCTTTAATCTTGAAATAAAGGTTTGTCAGATACGTCAGCAAGCCAAATACCAGACTACCCAGCACACCTAATGCCGCCCACTGTGAGGGCGTGACTTTATCGAGCAACTGTAAAAACCAGTACCCGGCACTACCTGCTGAGGTGCCATAGGCGACACCCGTTGTTAACTTATCCATGGATTTCATAACCCCACCTCGCAGATGCGGGTGCTGTGTAATGGAAATAAAAAGGCCACCTGACGTGGCCACCAGATTATTTCCCCACCAGCTCGTTTATCTCTTTCACTGTCTGGTTAAACCGCTCTGACTCAAGCTCAACACCTAAGGCCCGACGCCCCAACGCCATTGCTGCTTTTATTGTGGAACCGGAGCCCATAAAAAAATCAGCAACCAGATCACCAGGTCGACTACTGGCATTGATTATTTGCCTGAGCATATCCGCCGGTTTCTCACACGGATGTTTACCCGGGTAGAACTGAACGGGTTTATGCATCCAGACATCGGTATAAGGCACGGAGACTGATACGGAGAAATAGCGCCGGAGAGATTTAAACTCATCCAGCAATTCAGAAGATTTGCAATTCAGTGAATCATGAGATACCACCAACTGGTGGTAGGATTGTCTCAACTAGTGAGCTTTATACATTTAAGTGCGATGCACAGATAATAACCACGCCAATGGAATATCACACACAAAATTGATAGAACACTAACAATAAGCCATGAAATAATTCACGATTTATTTTTACAATGGATAAGTAGCAAAGTAGTGAATGTGAATAACGGCTAACTAAGATGAAACAAAAAGCCCCACAATCTGTGGGGCTCCTTCGCGACTTATAGTAAAATAATCGATTCTCTAGCTGAAAAAATCTTTAAAAATTATCAGCAATACGCAAGTTTTTTACCGTCATCCGGTACTAGTTTGATCACTACACCAGGATTCTTACGCTCTAACATCTGAGTTTGACTCCATGTAATACCAAAGGTTTCCATTGGAGATGCATTGCCAGCAAAGAGTTCGGCGACGACTTTAGCTGCCTCAATCTCTATCTGCTCATGATGTTTCATAAAAATCCCCTTGTTCAGCACTAAGCTGTAGTTGCTTCTTTGAAGCATAAAGGCAACAAAGTTTGTTACCTGAAGATGTATAAAGTAAAGCGTAGTACATTTTGTGTGTGCTTTGTGTGGATCCAGATTGCATCAACTAAAAGAGGTTTTCAATACTTTTGTAATGATTCTGGAGAAATTAAGAATCTAACTCACACTGATTGGTTAGGTAAAACACTCCTAAGCACCATTGCGCAACCACCTCGTTCGTAATCAGCAATGTACTCAAAACCACTTTCAGTATAGTATCTTATTGCCCCATCAACTGGACTAACTAAAGCTATCGAATCAATAGATTCACCCTGAAGGTTCAGAAATCGTGCATATGCAGAGAAGCAATCCAAAACGATACCAAGCATCTGATGGTCTAGGTCTTCATGTGCATCATTACGTTTTTCCATCCAGCAAATATGCACCGCATTTTTCGGCTTACAGTAACACCCAAATGCAAATCCAATAGGCTCCCCACGATAATAAACAACTAGTTTTATCGGGTGTTCTTCCATCATATCCATAAACACTCGCGACTTTAGTCCGGGATCCCACCGCAGTTTATTGTTCGCCTTGAGGAACTCCATATCTTTTAGTACCAGCTCGTCGGCATATACGAGCCCTAACGACTTATGAGGGAAGCGCCCTTTTAAATACTCTGCAACATTTTTAAATACTGCTGTTTGGAAGGCTTGAAACATCATGTCGATCCAGACGAGACGAAAGTTTAAATTCTACCTACTCGCCGAATACCATTTCAATGCCACACATCTAAAATTCCGAAAAAAAACCCGCACATCAGCGGGTTTTCTACTTTTTATTAAAGCCGGACACACAATGCCCATCATTGAGAAAACATTATCCATTTTTTTTGAAAAATGCAAGCATCATGTCGCCATTTTCGTCGAAAATCATTCATCTCGTCACTTTCCTCAATTGTGTCTCAGCATACGCTTCTTCCTGCCAGCACTTTGTAACCAGTTTATCAATGACATTTGCATATCCTTTGTACCACTGATAATCAGTCAGGTCCGGTACCAGCTTCTGGACATGATGCCGCGCCAGTGTTGTTGGTAAACGACTAAACCGTTTTCCATTGCAACGCCCACAAATCTTATAAACAGGTGTGCCATGAAGCCGGGTCCTTTTTTCATCCAGGACAATACCTTTACCCTTACACCCTCTGCACGCTGTGCTGACTTCTCCCTTACCATGACAATGCTGACATAGTTCCTTCACCCACTCTTCCTTGATAACAGATTCCCCGCTTCTGGAGTGCTTCACCACTTCGCGCAATACATTATGAAATCCAGTACCAGCACAATGCTCACAGCGAGCCTTACTTGCCGCAGACCTGGAATAATCAGCAAAGGCAAAATTCACAAGGTAAGGGATGATCTGTAACCGGATTTCTTCACTCAATTTGTTCAATGTCGGGTTATCCAGTGCCATCGCGTAATTGAGCAGACCTTCAATCGCAAACTGAGGATCCTGAACGCCAACTTTTGCCAGGAATAAGGCAAACCCAAGCGGTGCTTTCGACTGCACCATCCCCTGTGCAGCCATCACATCCGTAATCGTTAAACCACCTGAGCCTGTCGCCGGTGCGTCATCACTCAATTTTGGAGATTTTGGGGAGTAATATTTTGGTAAGGCTTCAAGGTTCATGCTCGTTCTCCACTTACGCCAGTACGCCTATTGCCAGCGCACGATCGATAAAACGAAATATCAGCTCCAGCTGGGAGCCATACTTCTCTTCAAATGCCACGGTATCCGCATGCAGCTCGTCGTGATGCTTTCTGCACAAAGGCAACACAAAGAGGTCATGCGCTTTTGTACCCATTCCACCCTGACCGTGACCTATCAGGTGGTGGGGATCATCAGCTGGCTTTCCACAACATGCGCACGGCTGCGTCTTAACCCAGCGCGTGTACTTTTCATTAACCCAGCGGCGACGTTTGGGGCGTAACATAAAAGACTCCGGCGACTCCGGATCCACTTTCAGCACCAGCACCTTTTTCGCTTTATCCTGGATGATGCTGGTGGCAGGAACCGAAGGCACAAGGTCACTTTCCCGGGTGACAGATGGCACAACAGGCTTCGGTAATCTCAGTGCCTTACGGGCTGCACTTTCCGGTAAGGCATCCGCCAGATCATTACGAATCAACCACCAGCACAGTTCCGGCATTGTCACAACGTGACTGTCATCAAAACCGAGATCCCGACGCACAACAGACAACACCCAGCGGGCACAGTTATCCGTTGCCATTGATTCCAGCCGTTCCGTGAACTGATCGCGCAGCTGGTTATCGCAGTGCCAGCACAGACGGATTGCGCCCGGAGCGTGTCGCATTGTGGTCATGTTCTCGCTGTGCCAGTCGGAATGAGGCCACTGGCAGCCTTTTTCACGAAGTAACCAGCTTTCAAGACATTCCACGCCACCAGCACGACGGATCACTGCCTCATTGCGGAACACGGCCCGAACGGCAGGATCATCCGCCAGCGGTTGTGATGCCGCCGGAACGGCACCACTGGCGAAAGATGAGTAACGTTCCGGCTCAGGCTCCAGCAGGACACGCCCCTGCATAAACAGGGGCATCAGCTCTGAACCTGGCCTGAACAATACGATCCCCATACGCGGGGCAATTTCAGGGGTCAGTAGTGCTCTCACGGTCACCTCAATGAACGGTATCGAGCAGCTTTAACAGCTCAGGGAATCGGGATTCGAAGAAATGCGGCTGCGTCTCGCGCGGATTTGCGGGACTGGTGATGTTCTTGCCGAACATGCAGCCTTTCGCTGTCAGCGACCAGAATTTTTTGATGTTGTTAATCGCGGTACGGCTGTATCGTTCGCGCTGCTCGACGATCCCCAGCTTCACCATCTGGTGATATGCCTGATTAGCCGTCAGGCGGATACCATACTGTTTCAGCAGTGCACTCAGTGACAGTGTCGGGCGACTTGAGCCATCGTGTGCATCAGCAGGAGCATCAATGGCATAGCGCGGTGCCAGATTCGGTAAGCCAACAGCCTCCTGAAGTTTCTGACAGGCTCCAAGCACTGAAGAGTTAGACAGATTTAACTCCCGGCGCATAAAGTCCAGCAGAATCACGCCAGCCTGCATCTTGTCAGCAGCCTGTCCGGATAATTTTTCAGGTGCGCTGGTTACCATGTCGAAAGTACGGATCACCTTCAGATGGAATGACGGGCTGATCCACATTGCATAGGCATACACCAGTTCTTTGCAGACATACGTCCCCTGGTTATTTCCGCCACGACTAACGTTAACTGGCTCTATATTGACCGAGTTGCAAATCTGCAACTCGCTTATTAAACGTTCGGTTTGCTCATTGCGGAGCCAGAATGCAGGCTTATGCTTATCCTGAGAACCGGCAGCCCTGTGCAGATCGTTCAGGCTGTAACGCCCATAAGCATCACGACGAACTTCAATACCATCAATGACCATCAGATTATTCATACTTCGTTTCTCCTCTTAATCAGGCGGCTGCACCCGCCGTTTTCTCGTACTTACTGATAGTGATCTCGACCTTCCCTTCCGGGATAACCGGCCCCCACTCCACCAGCATTCTTTTCACCTGGCTGTCGTCTTCCCACACCCCCGCGTGGGTCAGGGCGTCAAACAGCGCCTTGTTATAGTTGTCCAGATCGCGGATCCGGTTATCCGGAGGAAACAACACGATCTCCACTGAAGCAGGTGCCGACGTTGGTTTCGGCAGACGACGTAACTGCTCAACTATTGCTGCGCACGCCGCGCTCTGGAATTTTCGCCCCGCCTCGCTTATCAGGCTTTTACCTACAAACGCCCCTTTGTTGGGGTGTCGCCAGTACGTGTTCACGCTGGGCGGAAAAGGCAGGATCAGCTTCATACTTTCAGGTCCCTCTCATGTAACCAGTGGGTTGCACGCAGCCTTGCGTTTTCCTCACCGGCAAGCAGTGCGCGGATAATCCCGACCGCCTCGCTGTCGTCGTCCTTCACCGCGGTATGAAGCGTTATCCCCCGGGCCACGCCACGCTTTATCGTGATGACGCCTTTTTTCTCCAGTGCGCGAAGATGCTCCACCGCTGCATTCACCGAACGGTATCCCAGCATGGTTGCCACCTCCTGATTGGTTGGCGGGAAGCCACGTTCTTTCTGATAAGAAATCAGCATATCCAGCACCTGCTGCTGGCATTGAGTTAACGTCGTCATGCCGCCATCTCCCTGACCAGTTTTTCTGCCTGCTGGCGAACCTGCGCCAGAAACGCCTCACCACATGCCTAAAGTTCATCGCGCCCGATGTAGCTGATTGCCGGTCCCTTCCAGGTCTTGTCGAAAACAGCAATAGCACCAGCGAAGAAAGCGCCTGTCGGCACCTGCTTCTCATCCTTCGGGATAAACCAGGCAGGCAGTTCAAAACCAATACGCCCGCGAATAAAAGCAATATGGTCCGCATCTTCCGGCCACCACACTTCGCTGGTGGCAGCTTTGATCAGGAAAACATAGCGCCCGCCCTTATCACGCATGGCACTGGCATGTTTCATGATGTAACGCATGCCGGTGATGTATTGCCCCTCATGCTGACTGGCGCGGCTGTATGGGGGATTACCAAAGGCAGCACCTTTAAGCTCCGCAAGACGTTCTGACCAGTCATGCGCCAGCGCGTTATCTTCCGCCGTGTAATACGCGGCACATTTGGCGTTATCACCGTCAGTGAACAGATCCAGAACAAACGGGCCAAACAGGGTGTTAATTCCCCAGAAAATGTTGTCCGGCGTGCGCCACTGATCGCCCACTTCCTTCAGTTCATGGGCTGGTTTGTTCCGCAGTTCCACCAGCGCCTGGCAATATTTATTACTCATTAAGCCCCCACGTAATTCCCTGACAGATACCACTCTTCACCCGATGCAGCGCGCTTGCTGCTTTTCCGTAAACACCGCTCACGACGCGCAAGAAAATTGTTTCGCTCTTGCTGGGAGTGGCTTTCACGGAATGCCGCCATCCACACCGTTGCAGCACGACGGTATAAGCCCCTGGACTCCAGTTCTTCCGCCTGGCGGGTCAGGCATAAAATCACCCGGGGATCGTTAGTGCCGACATAGAAATTGCGCACAGATCTGGTTTCTCGAACTGGTTGTGGTTCCGGTTCCTGCGCTCTCTCAGTCAGGCGCGGAAAATGTCTGCGTGTATCTCCTTCACAACGGTGAGCCACACGCCCACTCTGACGTAACTTGCTTGCAGACTGCAGAACGCGCTGCCGTGAGTAACCTGCAAAAGCATCCGTAATGTCTCCGGAAGTACACCCCGGATGGGCTTCAATGAATTTCTGAACGTCATTCAAAAGACTCATGATCACCCCCTGAATCCTGCCGGGATCTGGCTGTAGTCCACGTTGTCGTAACTGGATTTGAAGTACGGGTCTTCGCGTTTTTCGGTGTACGTGCTGACGGACGGCGATAAGCGCAGGGAAAGCTCATCCCATTTTTCCCGCAACTTCGACGGGCTGAGCACGTTACGGCACCAGAACGGATCGCGGCTGACGCGGCTGTACATCTCGCAGATTTGTTTGTGAGTACGACCATCCTGCACGCACATCAGGCGAATTTCGTTTGCCCAGGCTGTCCAGTTCGGTTCTTTGGGACGAACCACCTCGCCGTCACATTCGGCAGCCTGCTCGTACAGGGCGATGATTTTTTTCCAGAGCCACTGTGCGCAGGTCAAATCATCCTGCGTTCCCCACTGGCGCTTTTTAGGGCTGAATACAACCGCATCAGGATGGCGAGTTAAAAACTCTTGTTCAGCCGTCTGCGTGTCCGGTTGCGAAGCGTCCGGACGAGAAGTTTTTTTATCTGACGGATCATGTTTTGATTTTACTGACGGATCCCCGCCAGATTCTGACGGGTGAAAACCCGCTTTTTTGCCAGATTTCGACGCATCAAATTTTGACTGGTCAGATTTTGATGCGTCAGATTTTGACGGGTCAGAATCTGACAGTTGAGAAAATGCCGCTGCCTGAAGCTTCGCAACGTTAAGCTGATAAACATTCGACGCATTGCGGTTACCCTGGCGACGCGCCTTACGCGTTAACCAGCCTTCTGCTTCCAGCCGTGCGATAGCCGTTCTGACGGTGCTCATCCCCGCGCCAATCTGGCGGGCAATGGTTTCAATTGATGGCCAGCACACACCTTCGTCATTACTGAAATCAGCCAGGCGGGCCATAATTGCCACGCTGGATAACTTCATGCCTGACGCAGCGCAACCATCCCATACATAGCCGGTTAATTTAGTGCTCATGACCGACCTCTATTTCCCTGAATTTACGACGAAACTGTTCGAGCGGGCTGAAGCACTCATGCTCATAGCCTTCGCGGAGGTAGATAACCCGTTGTGTTTCCGGTTCCCAACGAATGACTCTGACGGGCACTCCGTAGTGATCTTTGAACCAGCGGTTAACTTGTCGCAAAGGACTGTCTCCTTTTGCCGGTTGAAATCACCCACAGCCCACTCTGCAAAGCTGTGGGTTACAATTTCCCTGTCACCTGGTACATTCACTGCATAGCAATACTCCACCTTCGCTTTTCCACCCGGTACAGGAAGTGCAATCAGTTGCGAGCGACGGTAGTGTGTTGTTAAACTGTTCATGCGTTAGTTTCTCCACAACCAGAAGCAATCGACGCCACGACGCCCGGAGCTGCACACTCGCGGGCGTCATTACTTTCTGAAATGCAAAAAATTTTGTAGACAAGTGCTGCATGCTCCTGCAGCTTCGAAATTGAGAGATACAGCTCGTCGTTAATTGCTGTCTTCTCATGCGGTTCCACTACACCGTCTTCGATTGCTGAACGAATCTGTTTTGAATAACTGCCGATCTGTTCAATGACTTCCAGCAGACGCTGGTTAATATCGGCGTTGTCCACATCCTCGACGTCAGGAAGAGACACAAAGACGCCATTTGCAGACTGCGCCACAGCATCAGCAATGAAGTGAGTTCCACCAGCACGTTGCAAAATCATTGCCCATCCCAGCGGGAAAATCTGATCGCCATCAGCACGAAGGCGGTTAAATAATGCGTTCTCTGTTACATCCAGCCAGTCAGCTGCTTCAGCGTAACCACCCGGCAACTTTGCGATAGTTTTTCTGACAGCTTTCACGTACCACTCAGGCTGTTTTTCTACTTTCCAGTGATGCTTACCCACGGTTAGCCTCATCGTTCTGTGGTTTCTGTTAATCGATTTATCCATTAGATTTTTCATAAAGCTCAGGTTTAAATGGCAACCGTCCGCAAGTTCTATATGCAGCTTCTGCTGCACGTCCTTTTGGAATTAACTGGCCCGGACGGTTTCGCCACTGATAAACGGCTTCAGTTGTTATGCCGAAAAAAGCAGCAACTTTCTCAATACTGCCGAAGTAGCTTTCGATATCGTCAGTTGTCATACGCCCTCCAAACTAAGTTTTATTAGATGCTAATTACAAATCTATCTTTGGTCAATAAAAACTAAGATTACTTAGCAATTCAAGAAATGGTGCTCCTATGGAAACGGTTGGTCAGCGTATAAAAGCTCTGAGAAGAGTTACCAGAACGTCCCAGAAAGAATTGGGTAAATTTTGTGGAGTAAGCGACGTTGCTGTGGGGTACTGGGAGAAAGACATCAATACCCCTGGTGGGGAGGCACTTTCGAAATTAGCGAAGTTCTTCAATACGTCAATAGATTACATTCTTTATGGTGCTGAGTTTGAAGGCAAACTCGTCACAAACATGCGCAGAGTTCCTGTAATATCGTGGGTTCAGGCTGGGCAGTTTACTGAGTGCAGGGCAGCAGAAGTGTTTAGTGAAGTGGACAAGTGGGTAGATACATCATTAAAGATTGGTGATAACTCATTTGCATTAGAGGTTAAAGGTGACTCCATGACTAACCCTAATGGCCTCCCAACAATACCAGAAGGCGCAACAGTGATTGTAGATCCAGATGCAGAACCTCGTCATGGAAAAATAGTCATCGCTCGACTTGATGGAACAAACGAAGCTACAGTAAAAAAATTAGTCATCGATGGCCCTCAAAAGTTTTTAGTGCCATTAAATCCTCGGTATCCCAACATCCCTATCAATGGTAATTGCCTTATCATTGGTGTAGTCAAAGGAGTTCAATACGAACTCTAAGACCTCTCTTCTCTAACTAAGGCACCGAACTAAGAAAAGTTTGGTGTTTTCTCTTGCCATAATAACTAAGTTAAGTTAGATTTTATGTCAAAGATAACGAACAGGCAGGACGCCCACGAAGTAGCCGCCGGTGGCGTATGAATGACCGGATGATTCGTTAAATACTATGTGTAAGAGAGCGCAAATGAACCGTTATTTCACATGCTCGTTTTGTGGCGCAAACGAGCTGCAGGCAAAAAAATCATCGCCAAAGGCGGAAAAGATGAAGTTGCTATCTGCTCTGAGTGCGTAGTCTTGTGTGTCGGAGCATTAATCAATATCAGCACAACTATTCAGTTCACACCAAATGAGAATGCGCCTTTAGATGCGCGGAAATCTGGAGGTTAAAGAACAAAATGAAAGTCCAGATTTTAAACAATAGTGGTGAAGTCGTTTGGTCATACGACATAGCCGCTCCTGTAGATCAGAGCGGCGATAGCTGGACCAATGGGAAACATCAGATTATGGCTGGAGTTGTATTCTCTTTACACCGTGCTTTGGAACAGGCTGAAGTATTTCCATCAGACCCTGAATGGAAATGGCCTTTTTCTATTTGTCCAAATTCGGAGAGCACATTTCAGAAAATTGGTCAGAAAGTCGCACTCGAAGAGCATCAGCCAACTGTTTTCTGATTTTTTCAGGTAACTCGTCGGCATCGCAGAAACAACAACGCTCGATCATGTTGAAAGCCGATTCGTAGAACTGTTTCTGCTGAGTGTCGCTGAGACAGGAAAAGAGCGACGTTACGATGATTTTATTAATTGCATTATCAAGTTCTTTTTCATCAAAAGTCATTTGATTTTCCTTTTATGTATACGGGCTTAAAAGGATACCACCGAGCCTGAAGTGGTGAAAAGACAGGCACATAACAGCTAAGTATTTTCAACCAGAGAGAATCCTTAGCGTTGTGGTGAATGCGGCTCAGCGCACGCGGGTTAAGGTTGAGGCTGACAGTCGACCTTCTGTGGATACCCACCCGTCTGGTGTGCAACCTTCGCCAGGCACCGGGAGGCACCCGGCACCACAACTTTATGCTGTGTGTAGTCTTGGCGGTACCAGTTTGTACCCTTGCTTCCGGCTGGTACCGCTCTTTTTACAAAACAGAGAAGAGCATCACCGGACGACGGGCTCATAACCCAATCCATCCGGGCGGCTGCCACCGCAGGTGTTCTTCTCTGTTTTGTGGAGAAACCAACCGACCTTGCAGGGTCGATATGATGAGGAGCAGCAAAATGGCTAGCGAACGCAGTACTGATGTGCAGGCATTTATCGGGGAGCTGGACGGCGGCGTATTTGAAACCAAAATCGGCGCAGTTCTCAGTGAAGTCGCTTCCGGTGTGATGAACACGAAAACCAAAGGTAAGGTCTCGCTTAACCTGGAAATCGAACCGTTTGATGAGAACCGTGTGAAAATAAAACATAAACTCTCATATGTTCGCCCGACTAACCGCGGGAAAATTTCCGAAGAAGACACCACCGAAACGCCGATGTATGTCAATCGCGGTGGTCGCCTGACTATTCTGCAGGAAGACCAGGGACAATTACTGACTCTTGCCGGTGAACCTGACGGAAAACTCCGCGCAGCAGGTCATTAATATCGTTTTTAATTAACTGATTATTTATCTCATCACTGAATATTTTATATAGTGAGGACTGATTATGTCTCAGAACTTAGACGCAACCGCAATTAATCAAATCCATGCCCTTATTTCTGCTCAGGGTGTTAATGAAATTATCAGTAAGATTGGTGCCGATGCTGTGGCATTGCCTGAGAATTTCCGCATTCATGATCTGGAAAAATTTAATTTAAATCGCTTCCGTTTCCGTGGTGCGCTTTCCACTGCCAGCATCGATGACTTTACCCGTTATTCTAAAGATCTTGCAGATGAAGGCACCCGCTGCTTTATCGATGCTGATAATATGCGTGCCGTCAGTGTGCTTAACTTGGGTACTATTGATGAACCAGGTCACGCAGATAACACCGCCACTCTCAAACTGAAAAAGACAGCACCGTTCTCTGCCCTGTTGTCTGTTAACGGCGAGCGTAACTCCCAGAAGTCACTGGCAGAATGGATTGAAGACTGGGCCGACTACCTTGTGGGCTTTGATGCTAATGGTGACGCCATTCAGGCAACCAAAGCTGCTGCGGCGATCCGTAAAATCACAATTGAAGCGAACCAGACCGCTGATTTTGAAGATAATGACTTCAGCGGCAAACGCTCCCTGATGGAGTCTGTCGAAGCGAAGACCAAAGACATTATGCCTGTGGCATTTGAATTTAAATGCGTTCCGTTTGAAGGTCTGAAAGAACGTCCGTTTAAATTACGCCTCAGCATTATCACTGGCGATCGTCCTGTACTGGTTCTGCGCATTATTCAGCTGGAAGCGGTGCAGGAAGAAATGGCTAACGAATTTCGTGATCTGCTTGTTGAGAAATTCAAAGACAGCAAAGTAGAAACCTTTATTGGTACTTTCACCGCCTGATTTCATTACTGCAAATGCCCCTGCGGGGGCATTTATGGAAACGTAATTAACTCAATAATCACCGGATGGTGAGGGCTTCCTTTTACCAGAATTCAGCGCGGTGCAGTGCATATACGTGGAGAATAAAATGTCATTTATTAAAACTTTTTCCGGGAAGCATTTTTATTATGACAAGATAAATAAAGACGACATCGATATTAACGATATCGCGGTTTCCCTTTCAAATATCTGTCGCTTTGCCGGTCATCTTTCGCACTTCTACAGCGTCGCCCAACATGCGGTTCTTTGCAGCATGCTGGTGCCGCAGGAATTTGCTTTTGAAGCGTTAATGCATGATGCAACAGAAGCGTATTGCCAGGACATCCCGGCTCCACTGAAACGCCTTCTTCCTGACTATAAACGGATGGAAGAAAAAATAGACGCCGTAATCCGTGAGAAATACGGGTTACCCCCGGTTATGAGCACGCCCGTGAAATATGCCGATCTCATCATGCTGGCAACCGAACGCCGCGATCTCGGGCTTGATGATGGCTCTTTCTGGCCTGTACTGGAAGGTATCCCGGCAACAGAGATGTTCAAAGTGATTCCACTGTCGCCAGGCCATGCCTATGGGATGTTTATGGAACGTTTTAACGAGTTATCGGAGTTACGCAAATGCGCATGAATGTTTTCGAAATGGAAGGGTTTCTTCGCGGGAAATGTGTACCGCGAGATCTGAAAGTGAACGAAACAAATGCTGAGTACCTAGTACGTAAATTCGACGCGCTTGAAGCTAAATGTGCGGCACTGGAAAACAAAATAATACCAGTGTCAGCTGAACTGCCACCTGCAAATGAAAGTGTTCTGTTATTTGATGCTAACGGAGAAGGCTGGCTAATTGGCTGGCGTTCTCTCTGGTACACCTGGGGACAAAAAGAAACCGGAGAATGGCAGTGGACATTTCAGGTCGGGGACCTTGAAAACGTCAATATCACTCACTGGGCAGTAATGCCGAAAGCACCGGAGAATAAGAAATGAGCGTGATAAAAACTCATACAGGAATTGTTATTACCCGAAACGGTCCGCAGGTAAAAAAACTGCACCAGACAAAGCGGATGTGGGTCGTCGGAGAAAACGAGTTTTACCACAAAGAAACCGGACGCCGCCACTTTGCAGAAAATACGCGCCGCCGACTGCTCCTGGACAGCATCAGGCCAATTAAACAGGTAGCAACCAGAGAACAAAATTAATTATCAGGACTGAAATTTGATATTACTGCCCGTGTGCAGCGGGTTAAGTGGAGAAACAGCCATGGCAAAACTAATGAAAGCGAGCCAATGGGGACGCCGTGAATTCTCTAATGGCTCAATTCCTGACAACCGAACGATAAAACGCTGGGTCGAGAACGGTCTGCTCATGGGGCGTATCGTGGACGGTTCTGTTTTTGTCTGCGAAACAGAAAAATGGGGAGTCGACTCAATGGTTAGTCAAGCTGTTCGCAAGTTAATAAATGAGGGATGACCATGGCGGCAAGGCCACGTAAAAAAGAATACAGACATCTTCCTGATTATCTGGTTTTTGATAAAGATCGAGGTGTTTATAAATTCACACTTATTACCGGAAAAAAGAAAAATATAGGTAAGGATCGGGCAATAGCCGTTGCAATCGCCAGAGAGTACAACCTGAGGATGCGATCAGAATTATACCCATCAGTGGATAATCTTATTAGAGAATCTGGCGGGGTCACCGGAGAAGCAAAACCATTTGCTGAACATGTCGATCACATAATGGCCAGAATTATCGAAGACGAACGACCTTCCCAGAGTACCTTAGATGACTGGAAAAATGACGCTCTACGCGTAAAAGCGTTTTTCGTAAATGTTCCGGCATGCGATATCGAACTTGAACACGTTAATGCCTACATCAACAAATATCATGCCAGCGCATCCGCAAATGTGCAGAACAGAAAGGTCAGCTTTCTTAAAAAGTTGTTCTCTTATGCGGTCGATGAATCACTAATGCAGGATAACCCGGCCATCAGAAAAAAAATGCGTAGGACTGATGAGAAGAAAAGACGGCGCCTGTCACTCGAACATTTTATAGCTATCAGGCAGGCCGCTGCACCATGGTTAAGAACAGCAATGGACCTAGCATTGCAGACTACACATGCACGACTCGAAGTATCGCGAATCCGTTACTCAATTCGCGAACCTAAAGACGGTTTATGTGGATGTGTTTGGTTCGAACAACCACAAAATGGCATATATGGTACACTATACATCCATAGGCAAAAAGTACAAAAAAAGGAGGCATCACATGTTGCAATACCAATTGGTGAAGAATTGAAACGGATAATTGACAATAGCCGTGACAATGTGGCCAGTCCCTTTGTCGTTCATAGAATCCCAGAACGGCATGTTAAACGCAGTAAAGAGGTTTCGCACCCAACTCAAGTTGCACCAGATTATTTGAGTCGGTCATTCTCTTCCGTGCGAGACAAACTCGGACTATGCAATCATCTAGCAATGGAACAAAGACCTACATTCCATGAAATAAGAGCTTTGGCAGCTCACCTATTTGATAAACAAGGGATTGATCCGCAGGGACGAATGGCACATAGCGATGCGAAATCTACTAAAATTTATACTAAAAATCATATAGATTGGATTGTTGTCCCTCATGGAGAAATTAAAACCGGTTAGTTATTAAATTCTCCACTTTATTTTGACTGACAATAACGGTTGCTAAGGCATAGAGTAAAGCTTAATTTAAAAGGCAGTTCTATGCCCATTTACCATAACTTCTCCCTTGTCCAGAAAGCAATATTTATTAATAAAATTTATTTACCCTTATTATACTCTTCAGTAATCTTATTCATGGATGATATATATTTATCCAGCCCACCATAGTTGGCTATCATTCGAAATGAATTACGGTACTCTGCCATTTTCACATCATGATTAGTAATTCCACACCAGCCACAAACTTTATTTTCCATGTTTAAAGGCTCATAACATTTTTTACATTGCCTTGATGCAGGTATTATATTGCCATTAATAAATTGGTGTGATTTGAGATTTTGAGATAAAAGAAATGGTGTAGTTGTTGTTTTTCCTATTACCATTTCGAAATATCTACATTTAGCCTTTTTAGCTAAAGATTGAATTTTCTGCTTTAATAAATCATTTGATTTGTGCCCAACTATAACTCCAGTTATACAATTAATCGGTACCGGAAGGAGCATAAGATTGTCATTCAGTTTAGTAAGTGCTTTCTCATTAATTATTACGCGACGTTCCTGCTCATAACTCCAGCAAGTTTGTTTTGTCAAATATGCGGCTGTCATTATACAGGATTGTAGCCAGTAGATATAACGAGGTTTACAGATATGAAATGCTCTCGCCAGAATGTCTTCAATACCTGTATCTGGAGAATCTTTATATTCAACATCTGCTATTGAACTATGATCCTGGAAGCCGATTTCATCCAAATACTTTTTAAACTTCTCCTCATTAATCTCTATTACAAAACCAGAAGAATTACCTGCATAATGTGCCCACATAGGTGGTATCACAGGGCTTTTCGTAAAACAAGTTGCTGGTTGTTTTGTAACCATGGCAATCATTTCATTGTAAAATGCTAACTCATCAGAACCGCGATTAAAATCAATAGTAAGGAAAAACTCATAGGGATCATTATATTCATGTAAATGAGAGAATTTTATTCCTATATGTGTTTCATCCATCATCAATTTATCAATTATATCCGCTCCCATAAACTTATACAAATTGGTCATATACAACTCCTTTTTTATAAAATAACATTTTAAATCATATGATTATGGAGGCACAAAATCCAGTAATTAGTTTTCAAGCCGGTTGTGATGTAGTTCGAGGACAAACTGAAACGTATTATTGATAACAGTCGCGATAACGTTGCCTGCCCGTATATCGTTCACCGTATACCGAGCGTAATAACAAACGCAGTAAAGAGGTATCCGCACCTGCCTATCTTAGCCATACTTTTCATTGCCCCGTGATTCGTTAGGCTTGTGTAATAATTTGACGATGGAGCTGCGCCCCCACATTCCACAAAATACGCGCACTAGCTGCATTTTGTTTGATAAACAGGGAGTAGACCACAAGGGCTCATAGCCCACAGCGACGCGAAATCAACGAAAATTTATACGCGGAACCATATGATTGGGTAATGCTTCCGCACGGTGAAATTAAATACAATGCATAATAAAATTGGCCTCAAATGAGGCCAATTTTGGGGATTAGGACGCTTTAGACTTGGTCATATTAGCGCAACGCTGGATTAATTTCTCTGCAGTCTTAATCGCGGTGCTTGATTGGGTTGGCGTAATAGTGTCGTTAAGTCTGTAATCACAAACTATTCTCTGATCCTTAAGCGATTGAAGAGCATACCCCAAACCAATTAAGTCTCTTTTTTCAAAAGGTTCGTTACCCTTCCAAGCATCGTTAACAAGATAGTCAATGAGGCCTTGGTGACTTTCTTTCGGCCCCATGGTCAAACACGGAAGTACGTGGTGATAAGCACCATAATACGCACGTGCGACAGCGTTTCTGTAACCAATTTCGTCGTTACGCTTTTCACAATCTTTTGCGAAAGCGATAAAATCGGAACTATTAACTGGCACGCGCAGGTTCCTCCAAACGCCCTTCAAACCATACGCTGAAGGGTTTTCCAATCAAACTTTCATTTTCTGCAAGAGAAAATGCTATATCCAAGTTCATATCAGAGAGAACATCAGAATCTTCAGTATTAACTGCCATGACATATGATGACGTACGCTCTTCAGGGATAGAGCAGAAAGACATAGCAACAGGACTAACTTTATGGTCAGCCATGATATCCACTATGCGGTTTGCAATATCCTGTAGTTCTTCATCAGTAATTCCAGTTGCACTTTTGAAGGTCGTGGATTGGGCCAGTGCTGTGGCTGCGAGGTGCTTAACCAATTCAGCCTCCTTTTCATCTACCATACTTATCAATCTCTCAGCATAGTAGAGCGCTTTGTCAATACGCCCCAAGAACAAGTTAGCTTCCCATGCATGGGACAGCATCGTAGGGGAGTTATAACGTTCAACTAATCGATTTACCACTTGTTCAACTTCACGGAAGCTGCCGTAATCGTTGAGATAAACTACATAATTTTGAGCAATGATCAGGTTGTTATGCTTCAATGCTTCTTCAAAGAATGCAACTGCAGTATCTTTACGCCCAAAAGCACCATTAGCCAACGCTTTGAGATAGTCCTCAGATGCGCTGTCGCGCAACTTTTCTATATCTCTGATATAACGAAAATATTGCATTTCGGATATCGTATTCCGAGCCGCAAGAATATCGATTAATTCACTGCTGATTTCGTTCGCTTTTAGCGCCGGCTGTGGCAT